CTGACGATTGATGCAGGGGATGTGAGCCACAAGGCAAACTATGTGGCACAGCTGGAGGGATGAACCATGGCCGTCAAAGCGGCTGGGCAGATCACATTGACCAGCGTGGTCGATGTGTCTGCTGTATATCGGTATTATCTGCTCCAAAGCAGCACGGCGGCAAAGCCATCAAAACCTGCCATACATCCCCCGCCCAGCCCGTGGAATGACACGGAACCAACCTATACAGAAGGCAGCACAAACAGCCTGTACACGGTGGAAGCCACCCTGTTCAGTGATGATTCCTTCCTGTATTCCCTGGTTTCCCTGGCATCCAGCTATGAAGCGGCAAAGGTGGCCTACAACAAAGCGACCCATGCACTGAATCAGGCGGTGGTGCAAAGCGCCACAGCGCCCACGCTGACCACGGTGGTATGGCTGGATACCAGCCTGACCCCGCCCGTGATGAAGCGGTATGATGCGGAATCAGCGGCATGGATTGTGGTGAATGACACGGCTGAAGCCATCTACAACCTGGAACAGAACTTCGAATCCAGCCTGATTAAGTCTGAACAGGATATCACGGCCACGGTGGCTGAAAAGTATTATCTGAAGGAAGATACGGAAGCCCTCATCAGTGAAGTATCCACCCAGGTTGAACTGACCAAGAACAGCATGGACATCCAGTTCACGCAGTTCAGCCAGGATATTCAGGCGGCGGCTGAAGGCACAGACGCACAATTTGAGGAAATCCGCAAGTATATCCGATTCACAGACGGCAAAATCCTGCTGGGTGAAGCCGGGAATGAACTGGAACTTGAGATTGCCAATGACCGCATCAGCTTTCTTCAGGACGGCGCTGAAGTGGCATACTTTTCAAACCGCAAGCTGTACGTCACCGACACCCAGATTCTGCACAGTTTGCAGCTGGGTAATTTCGCTTTCATGCCCCGTGACAACGGGAACCTGAGTTTCAAGAAAATCTGACGCTTTACAGTGAACTGTAAACTACTCTAAAGCACTTTAGAGTAACTTTAGAGTAACTGGAAGATAGGCCGCTGACCCTCAAAAGGAGGGTACACCATGGCGGCATCCGGCACCATCACCGAATCCATACGCACGGGCTATCAGCTGAAGATTGCCTGGAGCGTGGGCAGTCAGTCCGTGGCCAACAATACCAGCAGCGTGACCGTCAAGGTGCAGCTGGTATCCACGGGCGCAAGCTACACCATCAATTCCAGCGCTTCCAAATCGGGAAGCGTAACCATCAACGGCACCAAGTACACGTTCAGCTTCACGGCAAGCCTATCCGGCAACCAGACAAAGACCCTGTACACCAAGACCGTGACAGTTAGCCATGCGGCCAATGGCACAAAGACCTGTTCATTCAGCGCCACATGCGGCATCAATGTCACACTTTCCGGCACATACTATGGCAACGTGACAGCCAGCGGAACGGGCACGTTTGACACCATTGCCCGGGCATCCAGCATTTCAAGCGTCACATCCTCAGTGAGCGTAAACGGCACAAATGAAGTGACCGTGGCCATTACAAGGGCCGCATCCAGCTTCACACACACCGTGGTCTTTTCCTTTGGCACATACAGCAAGACCACCACAGGCGTGGGCACATCGACAAGCTACGCAATCCCAACATCGTGGCTGAACGCCATACCAAGCGCCACCAGCGGCACAGCAAAGGTCACCGTGACCACCTATTCTGGCAGCACGAAAATCGGGTCATCCGTCAGCAAGAACTTCACACTGACTGTACCCAGCACCGTGGTGCCCACCATCAGCGCAGTCACCCTGACGGAAGCCGTTTCCGGGCTTGCCGCCCAGTTTGGTGGCTATGTGCAAAGCAAAAGCCGTGTGGCCGTCAAGATCACGGCGGCAGGGGCCTTGTCATCCACCATCACGGCATACAAAACCAGCATCCAGGGGGCAACCCTGACAGGCGCATCCGTCACGTCAGGCACCATGACGAAAAGCGGCACATCCACGGTGACCATCACCGTCACAGACAGCAGGGGCCGAACGGCCAGCACCACCAGAAGCATCACCGTCCATGCCTACACGGCACCGAAAATCAACACCTTCACGGCGATCCGGGCAAACGGGCTGGGTACTGCCGATGACAACGGCACCATGGCCCTGGCCAGAATCAGATTCGGCATAGCAGCTGTAAACGACAAGAACAGCAAAAGCTACAAGGTCGAATACCGAGCCAAGGGAACGGATGACTGGACACAGGCGGCAACGGGCAACGTGTACAGCTATGACAGCAATATGCTGCTGAACATCAGCCTGGATACGGATACATCCTATGACCTGCGCCTGACGGTCAGTGATTACTTTGGCACCACCACGGCAAGCACGGACGTGGCCACAGCATTCACCCTGATGGACTTCAACCAGTCCGGCAGGGGCATTGCCTTCGGCAAGGTATCTGAAGTGGATGGCATGGAAATTGATATGCCTTTGAGCATCAACCAATATGTGTACATGGGCGGCGTGAAGAAGTCCGATGAAGAAAAGGACATCTATTTCCAAAGCACGGACGATGCGGCAAACGTACACAATTGCAAGCTGTACGGCGCAAGCGGCAGTTCTGTCACATCCATTGGATGCTGGGACACGGCACGGTCACATGGCATCTGGCGCTATCTGACGGGCACACAGAACCTGGTCTTTGATGCGAATGTCAAGGTCACCAGGGCAAACGGCGGCGATGAATTCATATCATCCAGCAAGGTGACGCATGGAAGCCGGACGGGCCGGGTGCTGTTTTCAAACGGCCTGCTGCTTCAGTGGGGCGTTGAAACCATCACGCCCGTCAAGGACACACCCACGGCCAAGGCTGTGACGTTCGCTGTGGCATACACATCGGTGCCCATGGTGCTGACCACGGCCATCACCACCGTGCCGGGCACATCGGTTTCCGGCTGCGCATCGGCAAACATTACTGTGAGCGGGTTTGATGCCTACGTCACCCGAAACGGCACGACAAACACCAGCGTGGGCTGGGTTGCGATAGGATACAAAGAGTAAAACAGGAGAGTGGTACATATGGAAACGGTCATTGCGGCGGTTGTCGCTGGAGGATTTGCGCTGATTGGCACGGTGATCACCGTGAAGCACAACAATCAGAAACTGCTTCAGGATATGAAAGCTGAGTTTGCCAAGGAAATGGCGGTCATGGAATGCCGTGTGGATGAACTGACACGGGAAGTGCGTGAACACAATAACTTTGCCAGACGCATGCCAGCTGTGGAACAGCGGCTTGACGGCATTGATGAAAAGATCAGGATTCTGCATTCGAACACATAAAAAAGGCCGGGGCTTATGCCCTGGCCTTCTTTTATTATGGGTTGCATTTTACACAAGACATATACCCTTTTTTGACTGCTTCATCCCTAGAAGAAAACTCTATTTTTTTAGAATCTTTTATTGAAATAACAAAAGGGCAATTATCGCAATGGAACGTTTTCGTGACCTCGTTACCAATATAAGAAGTGGTGACAGAACCATCCTTAGTGAATTGAGCATAATAATCGAAATACCTAGTACGGGATGCGTAGTCTTTTTCAGATGACTGCAAGCATGCTGGATTCTTATTTTGAAAAACATTTAGACAGTAAATCGTACCGTTATTCAAAACAATGTGATAAGAGTTGTTTCCGTCCCGCTCAATTCTATAAAAATCATTGATATCAGGGAGATATTCAACAATTACCGACTTGCATTCAGGTGTCAAGCGGTATCTATCAATATAATAGTCAAGTTCCGCTTCCACGGATTCACTTAACTTCACGGGGGTTTCAATAACTACTTCAGCAGGTTCTTCTGTGGGTGCAGGGGTTTCTTCTGGTTCGATATATTCAATATCGCAGTATTTTGCAGAAACATAGCACGTTTCACCATCAAACAGAATCTGATGCCATTTATCAGAATAGAATGCCTGCGTTACCGTCAGCCTTTCGCCTTTATCAGCAAAGCCCATTTTCTTGCTTTCACCGTTTGCTTGACTGCGAATATTAACACCCTTGTTCACCACGGCAATGGCCACGCCATTAGCTGGAATCGCTTGTTCTTCTTTCTTCGGTTCAAAAGCAGACTTCTTTACTTCGACCTTGACGGTCTTGATGGTTCTGCCATTACCAGTGAAAACAATAGAACCAGTACCAACCTTGACAGGCACAAGTTTGCACATATCGACTTCGCCAATATCATCAGCAGATTCCGATGTGAAGCATTTTCCGCTATGCGAAACGGACAGGAAACCAGATATGTTAAAGGCATAACCGAATTCAACACCATCAGGAGAGTCAATCACAACCTTATCATGCGTTGTATACACTTTCGGGACAGAAATTTTAACTTTTACCTTTTCACCAGATCCATCTGTTGCTTTACCATTCAGATAAGCGCTGCCAATACCGGAAGCAATGATGACATCATTTCTACTGGAAAGTACATAGAAAATGTCTTCATCAGATGAACTCCATTCCATTACCTTGCCGGAATCACTATCAAGTTCAATTTCATAATACTGTCCTGCACAGATGGAAACACTATCCCCATTTTTAACCGTTAATGGTATAAATGTGTTACTGGCACCACGCGCAGAAGCAGAAGATATGGGTAAAAGAGCCATAATAGCCAGAAAGAGAATAAAGAACCGCTTCATAAAATTCCACCTTTCATTGTTCCTGTCGTGCATATTCCGGTACACGTTCGGGATGATTCAGATAATGATCAGCACTGAATCTGTTCAGCTGCCAGTCTGTGCGCCGGAACACCTGACGCACCCGATTCCCAGTGATGCCCAATTCACGCCCGATGTCAGCAAAGGTGCGCTTTTCATCCTTCCGGGCATGATAAATGTACATGTCCCGGTCATGATCCCTGATGTTCTTCATGATGCTCCTTTCCACAGATTTCCGATTCAAGATACCATATATGATGCATATTTTATGGAATTTGTCAATAGGGTGCCGGGGCATAGAAAAAGGAAGGCTGGATGCCTTCCCATTTATGTGCTTATCCTGACACACGCTTATATAATTCATCTTTGGAAATCATCCCATCACAATACATGTCAAGCAGAATCATGATGTACCATTCTTCTTTCTTTTTGTATTCGGCTTCTGTGATAATCCCAAGTGCATAGTGCTTTTTTAGTCGTTTGATAGTAGTCATTTTCAGTTCCCCTTTTGTGGGGTCTTACGGTACTATCTCTGTCCTGATATGTATGTAAGACCCCATTTTTTCGTAAAAAAATATGGTCGGAATTTCAATTATAAAAATGTAACATCCACAATGTCTTTGTCTTTGAAGTGTACTTCTTTGATGACACCCCGCCAGAAGCGGCGCTTTTCCTCTTGATCCAGTGTTTTATAGATTCCTTCAAAGTCTGTCTTGAGCAATTCCTGCAAAGGTGTGATATCCCTTTCAGGCGGCGGCAGTTCGCTTTCTGCCTTGGCAATCTGTGCCTTTAGTTCGGCATCGTCTTTCAGGTAATCTTCATCGGACATGTTCCCGGCCAGGTACATGACATTCAGCCTGCGCAGTTTTTCCTTCAGGGCTGGCAGTTTGCTTTTCGGCTTCTTCTTCGGTTTGGTCTTCTCAATTTCGTGTTCCAGGACTTCTTTTTCCATCAGTGGGCGCAGATTCTTCAGCAGCCATTTTTCAATCTTCTTCTCAGACGGGCAGTGCTTGTAACTGCATGTGGTGAATTTGTAACGGCATCTGTATTGCAGATACTTATACTGCACACCTTTTCTTGTGTTTACCTTATATGAGCCGCACAGAATACATCCGCAATCGGGGCACCGAACCATGCCGGAAAACAGATAGGTATTCTTGGCACGGGTGTCCTGCCGTCTTCTTTCTGCCGTTTCCTGAATCATCAGCCAATCTTCCATGCTGACATACGGTTCACAGAAATCTTCAATGTCATCCCACATGCCACAATAGAACGGGGAACGGGCAATCCTTGTCCATGTCTTGGCGTTTTTCGTCACACCGTACACGTCATTCATGTGACGGATGGCTTTTGCAAGGTTGTTGTGCTTGATAAGGATGTTCCAGAATTCCTGTGTCATTTCTTCTTCTGCCGGGTCTTTCACCAGACGGGGAACACCGTTTTCATCCTTTTGCTTCATGTAGCCCATCGGCTTATGCGGCCCACCAAAGCATGCTTCCTTATTCTTACGCTTGGATTTCAGGACAGCTTTGACACGTTCTGCACCCTTGTCACGTTCGTTCTGAGCCACGGCCAGGAAGATGGTGATGGCCATTTGACCATTGGCCGTGGTGGTGTCGTAATTCTCACGAATGGCCTTCCATTGCACACCGTGCTTGTCCAGAATATCCTGTACCTTGAAGTATTCCTTCACGGAGCGGAACCAGCGGTCAAGGCGGGTGAACAGGATGATGTCAATCTTTCCTGCTTTCACATCCTCAATCAGGCGATGAAGGGCAGGGCGCTTCAGCGGCGGCTTTGCGCCCGAAATACCTTCATCCTTGTAATGGTCAACAATCTTGATGCTGTTCTTTTCGCAGTATTCTTTCAGGGCTTCTTCCTGATCTGCGATGGAAAATCCAAATTTAGATTGTTCTTCCGTTGAAACACGTTCGTATAATCCAGCCCTCAAAATTGTCATATATTATCATCCTTTGTCATATAGTATTATTGCTTAACACTTTCAAGAAACTTGTCTACAATCTTTGATTTTCTGATATTCTCAGCCCACAGGTTGTCATTATCCACACGAAGCTTGGCCACAAGGTCTTTCAGGAACTCAATCTTTATCTGTGCATCGGCACGAACGGCTTCCAATTCTGCCTGATGGGAAGCGTGGATATTGTCAAGCGCTGCCCTGTAATCCTTATTATCGTTCAATGCCCGTTCCAGATCACGCAGGGCATCATTCAGTTTCTGTTCAGACGGGGCGTTTTCTTCTGCAAACGCCAGATAGCAGGGGTACTTTCTTTCAGAACCCATGATGGCCATTTCAATCATCCTGGCCGTTTCACGCCTGATGTCCTGGTCACAGTTGATGGCCATGAGCCGTTCAATGGTCTTGACGGATACGCCTGACGTTTCTGCTATCCACGCATTTGTCAGCCCGTTGACCTCTTTCATGTCCCGCATGAGTTCACACCATCTGTCAAGCGGCAAGTCTGAAGTGCGGGGGCCGTTACAACGAACGTTCCTATGCGGACAGGTCAGGCACCTGTTATAGGACTTTTCGGATAAGTCGGTCTTTTTCCTCATAAATATGCTCCATTTTTGTCAATCAAATAGGGGGACACCCTATAAAATAAGGATTTACTTTCCCGTGATAATACGGTAATTTCCCGCAATGATAGGCTGTATTATTGGCTGACAAAATGTTAGTATGATGCCAGGTCAGAAATGGCCTATCTTCCAGGTGTGGGGGTGTCAATGGTGGTGCTGCGGCACTCCCACATTTACGATTATCAAGCAAGGAAAGACTTTCCATTGCTTTCAAGATTATTCATAGTTTACAATGATTTCAGAAAGTTTATTCAGAACAAATGTTTGCCCCGGTGGAAAGGAGAATCACCAGATGACCAAAGTTGAACAACTGATAGAATACATACTTACCCTTACCCCAGAACAAGCTGACAGGCTTGTCAATCAGATTCCACGATTGACCGCATTACTTTCAGAATCATCTCAGCCTTGTCCTCAGGAACAGTCTGAGCAAATTCGATAAGCTTCTTCTGATTCTCCGATAATCCGTCATACATGGCGGGTTCTTTTTTTATGTCTTCCTGGCTTTTGTCCTCAATCAGATCACTCTTCAATATACCGAAGTAGTCAGCCAGAATATCAATCTTGTCAATGCGGGGGTATTTCTTGGCATTGATATAATCGCTGAAGGTTGGCGGTGAAACGCCTACTACATCGGCCATATCTTTCTGGTTCTTTCCGTGCATTTCCATATACCGCTTCAGATTCCTGGCAAACACTTCTTTTGACCATTGGGCCACTTCAATCACCTCCTTTGTCTTATCTGATTAAATAATACACCAGATAAGCTTAAAAGTAAATAAAAAAGCTAAAATATTTGCTAAAAGCTATTGACAATATTATTTCAGTATAGTATTCTAATCGTGCAGTTAGCTTTAAGCTAAGTGCGAAACGATAGAAAAGGAGGAAAAGCGATGCAGTACAAGCTATCTATGAAAGCTGCCCGTGTCAATGCTGAACTGAATCTTGCTGAAGCGGCTGATAAGCTGGGTGTCAGCATCAGCACGGTAAAGAACTGGGAAGCAAAGAAAACCTTCCCGAATCAGCCGATGATTGAGCGCATCTGTGCGGTGTACGCCATCCCCTATGATATGCTCAAATTTTTTTAACCATAGGTTAGCTTTAAGCTAATATGGAGGTACATATGACCATCAAAGAAAAGCTGGCCCTGCTGAAAAGAATCAGGAAGGCCAACGAACAGCGCCTGAAGGCGTGGATTGAGGAAAGGAAGGCAACCCATGGAAGACAGGAAGATTCTCGTCAGTGAAAAGACCCTGGAAAAGGCATTCTGCAAGCTTCGCATTCTGATGGTTCACTATCAGTCCAAATCTGGCCAGACCAGCAACCCTGAGCGTGGGCAGCACTGGCTGGACAAGGCGAAGGAAGTGGATGACCTGATGACGGCCATTGCCAAGGCGATGGATGAAGCTGATGAAGCTGAGTATCAGGCGATGTGGGGAGCGGAAGAACAGGAGGATTAACCATGGCAACGATTCTGACAGATGAATCCTTCAAGGCCGAAGTGGAGCGGCTGAAGGCAAGCGAAAACGTGAAGCTGGCCCAGAAGGAAATCCGCATCAAGAACAAGCGCAAGGCTTATCTGTACCAGCTGCGCTGGCTTGAAAAGCGTGGCAAACAGCTTGCGGCCCAGGGCTACACCACGGAGAACATGGAAGCCCTGCTTGCCCAGGTGGAAGCGGAAGCCTGTGCGCTGGAAATGGAGGAAGCCTGACATGGCAAAACGCTTCAAGCCCCTGAATACGGTGCTTGACATCGAAATCCACAGGCGGCTGTTCGTCACCGACTGGCCCCGCTGGAAGCTGGCGCAGGTGCAAGCCGAATGGGCAAAGCGCAATCCGGCGCATGAACTGGTGTTCGTTGGCACCAGGGGCAAGAACTTCACGGGATACATGGAGTGGCGTGAAAGGTAAGCAAACATGGAAGGGGTGATTGAATGGCTATTAACTATCCGCCCGGACTGGCTGACAGAATCACAAGTATTCTGTCTGAAATCCTTACGGACAAATACGGTGAGGAATACGGCGTGAAAATCACCCTGCACAGGGTGGATAAAGAAACAGGGGAAAGGAGGGACGGCCATGATGTTCAGACCGCTGTGTGCTGAGTGTGACAAACCCATCAGCGATGACACGGCCTTCTATATAGACGGCGAATGGCGCTGTGAAGGCTGTATGGAGAGTTACAGAAGGGAAGTGACGGGTGAATGAGCCGACATACAAAGGATGATCTGCGGCAGATGCAGTCCCTTCCCCTGGAAGCCAAGATTCTGATGACCCAGCGGCGCATCAGGGACTGGGTGGATTACTGGCATGGTGATGTGTACGTCAGCTTCAGCGGCGGCAAGGATTCCACAGTGCTGAAGCACATTGTGGATGGCATGTATGACGATATCCCGGCAGTGTTCGTGAACACAGGTTTGGAGTACCCGGAAATTCAGAAGTTCGTGCGGGATATCAAGGCTGGGAAGTTCAGCTGCTTCAATTCTGATGTGGAGATTATCAGGCCGGAAATGCGGTTTGATGAGGTCATCAAGGTATACGGTTACCCAGTCATCAGCAAAGAAATTGCTGAAAGATTGGAATACGCCAGAAAAGGCAGACAGTGGGCACTGAACTGCATGGAGGGCTTGGACAAGCAAGGCAATCCATCCGACTTCAGGAAGATGTTCGTGAAGTATCGGCACCTGATTGACGCACCGTTCGATATATCGAACAAGTGCTGCAACGTGATGAAGAAAAAGCCTGTGAAAGCATATGCCAAAGAAACGGGCAGGAAGCCGATGATTGGCACAATGGCCAGCGAAAGTACACGCAGACGGCAAGCCTGGGAGAAAAATGGCTGCAATGCATTTAACAGCAAGCGGCCCATCTCACAGCCCTTGGCCTTCTGGACAGAACAGGACGTGCTGCACTACATCAAGGAATTCAACGTCCCGTATTGCCCGGTATATGGCGATATTCAAATCAAGCGCAAACCCGGCGCCGACGAGATAGAAGGCCAGATAAACCTGATTGATTATCTGGGCGATTATGAGCCGGAAGACGTGCTTGAAACCACAGGCTGTGACAGAACGGGCTGCATGTTCTGCATGTTCGGCTGTCACCTGGAGAAAGAGCCGAACCGCTTCCAGCGGATGAAAAAGACCCACCCAAAGCAGTATGCCTACTGCATGGAACAGCTGGGCCTGAAAGAAGTGCTGGAATACATAGGAGTGCCCTACGAATAACCCACCCGGAAGATAGGCCGCTTTTGACCCTATTCAATATGAAAGGGGTCAGAGAGCATGAAAGTTCTGGAACTGTTCGCCGGAACCAGAAGCATCGGAAAAGCCTTTGAAGCCCACGGGCATCAGGTCTTTTCTATAGAGTGGAACAAAGATTTTGAAAACATCGACCTTTATGCAGATATCGCACAGGTGACAGCGGATGACATCCTTCGTCTGTTCGGCAAGCCTGACGTGATCTGGGCATCCCCGGACTGCACAACCTTCAGCGTGGCGGCGATCAGCCACCACAGGCGCAGGAATGAAGACACGGGCAGTCTTGACCCCATCAGCGAATATGCCCGGTTCTGTGACATGGTTGACCAGCATGTGCTTGACCTGATTC